TTCGATACCTCCACCGACCTCCGGGAGTCTAGCCACCTTACGGCAGATTGCAGCCGGAGCCTTTTCTCTTCCACCGTCCCAGGTTCCTTCGGGTCCGAATATGTTATGATACCTAGCAATGCGAACAGGAATCCCATAATTACGATTGTACGCCCGGTATAGTCTCTCACTGAATAGTTTTTCCCATCCATATTCTGAGTCTGGGGCTGCGGGATATGCTGATTCTTCACGGCAGTCAGGGTTGTCAGGGTCTAGTTGGTTGTGTTCGGGATACATACATGCCGAACCAGAGTAGAAGATCTTTGTCTTGTTGTCCTCTTTGGCATCGTTGAACTTACGCTGTTCTTCTAGGACATTTAGATTGATAGTGACTGAGTTATGCATGATGTCTGCATCGTTCTCACCAGTGAATACGAATCCCGCACCACCCATGTCAGCAGCAAACTGATAGATCTCATCAAACGATTCATGATATCTATCGGGGACACTAGCAAAGAAGTTACCATTATATCCCTTGAATCTAATGACACGACGAACGAATGAAGGATCAGTCAGGTCACCCTGAATGAACTCATTAGCTTCTGTTTCAGAGAACTCAGGTCTCTTCAGGTCAACACCACGAACCCAGTATCCCTCTGATCGTAGTCTTTTTACCATGTGACTACCAATGAATCCACCTGCACCAAGAACTAGTGCAGTCTTACTATACTCAGTCATAACATCCATGAATTACTTACTATGTATCCGTGCTGAATCAATATACTTTACACATCATATCAAGACCAGCGTCTATGTCAAGTTCTGGAACGAACCCGAACGACATAAGTTTATCCACATTCATCGTGAAGTTTTTGATCTGTAGATATTTCTGATCCCATGGCATAGGAACTGACTCAATCTTGCTGTCACTCTTCACCTTCTTCTTTGCATACTCAATGATCTCTCTAAAGGACCGTGAGTAACCTGTACCAACATTATAAATCTGGTTAGTGTCTGACTCATCCATCAGAAGTTTCATTGCCCTACAGACATCATCAACCCACATGTAGTCCTTGACGAAATCACCACCATCATACAGATAGATGGTCTCATTGTTCTTCAGACGACGGATCATATACCCCAACACATTCTTACCTTTTGATACTGTCGGGTCGATACCGAATACATTACTGACTCGGAAGATACGATACTTGATACCAAAGGTCTCACAGTATGAGATTAATAACTGCTCTGCACATCTCTTAGTAACAGAGTAGAACCCGGTAGGATTACAACTATCAGATTCCTCAGCGTCCAAGAAATCATTTCCATATACAAAACCTGAACTGACAAAGTTAAACACCGTGTCTGTTCTCTTACAATGTGACAACACCTCTGTTAGGATCTTGAGGTTAGTGTCAATATCAATCTGTAAATCTTGGAAGACATTCTGATTGGTAGTTGTACTGATCAGGTAAAGAACATCCTTAGACTGTGGTTGTCTATCACCTCTAGGAACAAGAATATTGTTAGGATACATTCGCATAAATGTGCTACCAATGTAACCAGTGGCTCCGAATACTGAAATATTACTCATACTTTTCACACTCTTTAAATGTTTTAGCGTATTTGTCCTTGGCTGATAAGAATGGACTTTCTATACCCCAGTCAATACCAAGATCAGGGTCATTCCATAGGAGTGATCTATCATACTCTTTATAGTAAAATTCTGTTGTCTTGTAAGATACATGTGCATGTAAACTATACACATAGAATCCATGTGCGAATCCCTCCGGCACCCACAACATCACCTCAGGACGATAGAGATGAACAGCATGGTGTTGGCCAAAAGTAGGGGATGATTGTCTAAGGTCAACAATCACATCCAGGATAGAACCTTTCATACATCTGACCAGTTTACCCTGTGGTTTCTCAACTTGATAATGAAGTCCTCTAAGTACGTGTGGTGATGACATAGAGTGATTATCCTGAACAAAGTCCATGTTCAGACCTATACTGGAGAATTCTTTTTTATTATAGGTTTCAATGAAGTAACCCCTATCATCTTCATGTCTATTTTCTTCAATCAGAAAGGCGTCTAAGAGGGGTGTATTAATTATCTTCATAGTAGAGAATTGTGTTAAGGAGTCCTGTTGTGATGTCAGTAGAAACAGACCACTTTGTTTCTGTGGTTATTTTTTTATTGGAGGTAGAGTATCTTAGATCGTGTCCGGGTCTATCAGTAACATGTTCTATATGATGATCCTCCCTACTCATCAATTTACAAATCATCTTGACAAGATCGATGTTCTTTAGTTCACATTCTCCACCAATATTATACCTCTCTCCAACCTTACCATTAATCCATAGCTCAATCAAAGCGTCACAATGATCTTCAACATAGATCCAATCTCTCACCTGTTGTCCATCACCATAAACAGGGATAGGTGTGCCATTCTTAATATTCCTGATGATTGTAGGAATCATCTTTTCATCATCCTGTCGGGGTCCATAGTTGTTTGAACAGTTCGTGATGGTAGTAGGAAGACCGTAGGTGATATTATATGAGTTTACAAAATGATCACTGGCTGCCTTGGATGCAGAGTAGGGATTTCTAGGTTGATACCTTGACTCTTCATTAAATGATCCATCTTTAAAGTCAATAGATCCAAATACCTCATCTGTAGAGATATGCATAAAACGATCTACTTCATGTTCTAATGATGCTTGTAGAAGATTGACCGTACCAATAACATTAGTATCAATAAATGGTTTAGGATTTTTGATTGAATTATCTACATGACTCTCTGCTGCCAGATGAAAGACAGTATCAAATGTCTCTTGTTCAAACAAATACCTGACTGCATCATCACTTGCGATATCTATTTTGTAAAATTCAATATTTTCAGGTAGATTTGATTTCTTACCTGCATAAGATATCTTATCGGCAACCACCAATCTCTCACCAAACTTGTTCAGAGATCTGAGTAATTGACTTCCAATAAACCCAGCTCCCCCTGTGACTAGAATGGACATGTTTCCTCGTATTTGTGTAGTAAATCAGGTGAGTATTGATCAGCTGATGTCTGTATCAATGTCTCGGTCCTCCTAAGTTCTTCAAGATCATGAACTCTGTTTCTCAACTCTGTAGAGGAATACTTATGTTGTCTCTTATGATAGTGGATTTCAATACCATTGTCGATACAATATTGCTTTCCTGTAAAGTCTCGGTTCTCATACTCCTCACTTAAGAAACGAATATCCATTCTCTGTGTCTTGATCATATTCAATAGATCTTCTTCTGTTTCATAGACCAATATCTCATCTACGTATTTACATCCTTGCACCTGAACATACCTCTCATACACACTCTGTATGGGTTTGTTCTTGATACCCGGTCTGTCAATCGTAGGGTCCACTTGTAAGGCAACTATCAAGTAATCACACAAATCTTTTTCCATCTTCAACATTGTCACATGTCCAGCATGAAACAAATCAAAGGAACTACAATTAAATCCAATCTTCATTATAAAAGATCTACCACATAGTATGTATTGTATTAAAAAGGGAGGCCTTTGTCAAGACCTCCCGAGCTCCATGCACGCCACTTGCTCTTTAGAGAAGCAAGAAACTCAAGGGGTTATCCCGACCAGTGCTGTTACAGTCCATCCGTGACTCTTAGAGAAGACCTTTAGATAGCTTTTCGATATTGAGCTCAGGATTCAACTTAAGAATTCTAATAAGTTCATTAAGTCTGGCATCATCACCACCTGCAGCAGCATGGGTATGTGCATCACACTGAGCTCTGAGTGCTTTCAGCTCAGTCTCAATTGCCTTGAGTCTTGCTTCAACCTCATTATCATACTGGGACATATATGCACCAGATGCAGATGTCTTTCTCGTTGCCATAGTTTTAAAGTAAATCTACTTTATTTAGAACTCACATTTAATATTGAATGATATTGTGCACCTTTTACTGTCAGTTGGATTAACATAATGAAGAAGGTTAGAGGGAAATATTAATACTGTTCCTTCTTTAATGTCATCCATGTTTTTGGTATGAATTTGATTATCAAGTATACCAAAGTTGTTATGTATAAAAGATGTTTTGTTATCACCGTTCTGATCAATGATATAGATACCGGAGAAATGACATCCATTTACACCGACATGATCATGGACTTCTTGAAAGAAATCTTTTTCATAAAAGTTAGCCCATATACCTTGTATCCGACTGTTGGTTGGGTAGATATTAAGATCTACCTCAGTCAACATCTGATCTAAAGGCTTCCAAACCACACTATCCAGAAATAATTTCTCCCTCAAAATTTCTATTTCAAAACTATGAGTTGTCAAGACTTTACAATTCCAACTCTTTTTATATAAATCATCTCTGTCTTGATCAAAGATGTTTAAAAGTTCTGGATAGTAAATCTCTTTTATTTCTGTGTGATTTGGAAGATCACAATAAAATATAAATGGTGCCCTAAGCTTTACTAATGACATCTCTTACATAAGAAGGGACACCATCAGGGTCAAGCCATTTGGTGTAGTTGAAGTCAGCCATTGCTGTCATCAGCTGCATTGAGTTATCACAAAGATACATGTCTTTGTATCTACGAGTTGTGTCATCAAACTTCTGAATCCTACAATCAGGCTTACCATTCTCTAGGTTACCATTCTCGACATATCGATAAGGATGTCTCTCAAGTAGAATGTTCATACCACTTCAGTCTCCTCAAGATCTTCTGCCAGACAATCGATAAGGATATCGTAGTCGTCTAGCGGGTCACCAGAAAAAGTAACACCGTCGTTCTCATAAAACTTACGAACCTTTTTGAAAAGCTTCGGATTCTTTACGTCAAGGAAGAAGTCTCCTTTCACTGCTGAACGGAGAGTTGTAATGTCCTTTTTGAACTTTGAAGTGATAGTCATTGTCTTTCTTATTGACCTTAGTAGTATAAGGGATTTGACTGGTATAGTCAAGTGGACAGTAAAGTTACCGTCCCATGGGGATCGTGGGGATCGAACCCACCTCCGCCGAATTATGAGTTCGGTGCATTCACCAGATTGCTAGACCCCCTAAGGGTTAGCTTCCCTCTTCATGTTCGTAATACATCTTGTATAGGTCATCATCACTTGACATCATCACACATGCCGCTCCACTCTCGTTCACGATCCCTATATGCTCTCCTTTCTCTACTCTCTTGATCAGTTCATCCCAGTTTTCTTGAAACTCTTGCACGGTGAAGATTTCCATAGCTAAATTATATAGAAGATTTTTAAGACCAATAACCAACTACCTTAAGAAGACCATGTGCATAGAAGAACAGTAGAACTGATCCAATACTTGCACTGATAACTGTGGCAGTCTTGTTGTGTTTGTCGATCGCTTTGTCGATCAGATCCTGACACTGTTTATGAGTAATCATATGTTCAGGTTTGATCTCTGGTAATCGTGACATTGAAATTATACTAGAAAAGTTTAAGAAGTCAACTCTTGATATGTAAAAGCTACAGTAAACCTAGGATGTTTCCCTAGTACATTGGGAGCATGTCCCATGTGTTCCAGATAACCTGGAAATAATATCGCGTTATTTGGTATGTATGGATAATAGAAATAGTCTCCATCTTTGTCTTGAATTACAAACTCACCACCCCACTCTGTATTCCAATTGTTAGATGCAAAAAGATTAAGGGTCCATGATCCTTCAAGACCATCGATATGGAAGTTAGATTCTTGACCAAAAAACTGAATGTTGGTATTTATTCTTGTCAATGATAGGTTTTTCTTAACATATCTTTGACAAATATACTTTAGATAACTTCCATACTTTATGAGAAGTAAGTTATCACCAAGGGTGCTATCACCGAACTTTGGTTTGTTTAAACAACCTCTGTTAGGATGATTCTCATTGAACTCTTCGTTCTTAGTAAACCTCCATTCATTACCCCATGCCCAGAACTCATCACATATTTCTAAAAAATATTTACTAGGTAATATGTTTTTGATCTGGAATATATTATCAACGTACCTCAAAGTCCAACCTCCTGACCTTTCTCTTCCTCCTTTCTTCTTGATAGGACAGATCACTAGAGGTCAGTACATTACCGTTCTCTACTCTATTACTTGAATGAATCATGACAACTTTAGAAAGGTCCACAGCCGTGACCTTATCTTCAATGACGGTCATCATATTAGGACATCCACAACAGTGGGTATGATGGTCACTCCTGATTTCTTTGTTGCATTGTTTGCATCTTACGGTAATCATGGGTCATGTTTGGAATTCGACAATGGGAGATACTGGGATCGAACCAGTGACATTCTGCGTGTAAAGCAGACGCTCTACCCCTGAGCTAATCTCCCGAACTCCCCAGGTAGGATTTGAACCTACGACCGGACGGTTAACAGCCGTCAGCTCTGCCGCTGAGCTACTGAGGATCGTATGTAATAAAAGGGCCACCGAATAGTAAGCCATGCCATGGATAACATACCCACAACATAGACATAGGTGAATACCTTAATCGTATTAAGCTTCACCAGTCTTATCTAGAAGTGAGATGGCCCAACTAAATCCAATAAGAGCCACGAAAAAAATACCACTGTATGTGGATACTTTATAGAATTCATCCATAAGGGTTTCTCCCAATTTCTTTACAAAGTTTGAAATAAGTTTTGTAGTATCGATCACACATCTTTCTTACGACTGCTTGATCTTCAGGAAAATCATTGATCCTCAGATGATGATGAGCACTCTCTAGACAACTAATGATACGTAGGAGTTCAATCGGGTCCATTATTTATGCATGCATCCAACCAGTTACAATGTATTTGGTTTCACTTTTGGGTGGGAAGCCTCGATGAAAGTATGGCCATGACGCAGGGAAGATAACAATTTTACCCGTCTCAGGTTGTATCTTAGTTCCATCAATGAACTCAGTGTAACCATCTTCTTCTACATCGTTTAGATACCAAATATATGTGGCAAATCTACTACCATTTTCGATAACATACTCACCATATTGATCATCATGATGCCAACTGTATCCTGCATTAGGTGATGTCTTTTGAATTTGATACCCACTGTCTACAGGATTATCAAAGCAGGGGAATGTTACATCCTCATAAAAATCAAAATTCAAAAAATTTTCCATGTGAGTACTAAGACTATCAAAAAAAACTTTATCCTCATCTTTCCAATCAGGATAGCTTGAAATGTTAAGGTCTAAAGAATCCTTAACCGAAGGATCTATTCTTGATGTCTCAGTGTTACCGATGTAACCTGGATGAGATCTATCATCCTTGTCAAACTTTTTGATAACATGAGAACAAAATTCTGGTGTCAGAGTATTGTTAGCAGTGTATATGAAATCTGATAGTTTGACATTCATGATTGATAATTGAATTGGTGGGGAGAGAGGAATACATTTTACCTCTACCGAGTGGGAATCACTTATGAATCCAAAGGGTCACTCAGACTTTCGGACCTCCTGGTTAGAGTTCTACCGTAGTAGCGGGCACCACCCCTGTCCTAATATACATTACCCCGTGCCTCCACAAGGGTTGTTCTGTCACTCCCAATGAGGATGATCAATCCCCAACAGGCCGTGCAGGACTCGAACCTGCGACACACAGCTTAGAAGGCTGTTGTTCTATCCATCTGAACTAACGGCCCAGTGATTACACTATAAGAGGTAATCAGGTATCTGTCAAGGGAACTGTGACCCTTTCCATTTTGGCATAGTAATCATGAGCATAAGACTCACGATACCCTTTGATTCCCCATCCCAACCAGTAGAATGCGGGGACCATATATTGACGGATTGTATTTCCGTTACCCTCAAATTCAGGAAGAACTTTCTGGAACTGGTTCTCATTCACCATGTATCTCACTTGTCCTTCTAGACTACTTGGGTCACATCCATACTTCCTACAGAAAGATCCGAGACCCCTATATCTGGCAGCAGTGGTCCACTGAATCAATCCATATCCACCACTGTAGCACTGGTTATATTGGACCCTTGCACCACCCTCACAGATGTTAGCATGGAAGTTAGATTCTGATCTGATGTTACCCATCAGAGTTGATAGTGCATTACGATCAGTAATTTTAGTGTAATCTTGGAGCTTACTCAGAACATAACGTTCATTAGAGTTACAACCAGGACAGTCCCACTTCTCTACCATTTTTTGAATGGGCACTGCCTTGTCTTGGTTTACACTGACATTGACATCTTGTTGGCCAGTAATATCATTCAGTTCAGCCTCTAGTGATGTAGATCCTGCACAAGCAGCAGTTGCAAACACTGCAGTCACCATCAGAGTTGAAGAGATAATCTTGCTAGTCATAAAATAAAAACTTGATTAAACATTAAAATAATCCTTACGGTAGTACCGTCCGAGGATATTGGAATTGTAGTATAGGGGTGTCTCATCTGTCAACCTCTGAGACAACACCTCTTTGAGAAACAGTTGTCGGGTCTCCTCAAAGTTTACCTTTCCCTTGGTATTATGTAGGGACAAAATCTCACGGGAGAAATTATCCTTACCATACTTGATGACATCTTCCTTTAGTTCAGGACATGACCCATAGTATTTTTTCCAGTCAGACTCTGACTTCACTTTACGTTTCTTTCCTGGCGGTTTTCTAAACGACCAGAAATACTTTCTCCCAATGTATTGTCGTTGGTTTGACTTATTGGTAATGAGATAAACAAAGCCATAGTTGTCCCCAATAAGAGACCCATCAAAGGGATTGCCCAAATAGATCCAGGGGTTGTCGTAGTCACACACTCACTATTCTTCATAGTCCTGAAATATGTAGTCATCAATTTTTTTCGCACTAATTTTCTGGGCCTCCATGTAGAGACCCAGAGCATAGTCATTCCAGTCACCTATGAGATCAGAGTTTGAATCCTGAGAAGGTGTCCTTCTTGACATCCTGTTTGATTCCTCCGACGACGTAGGACTCAACTTCTGTTTCTTGTGGGGCGACTTGAAGACCCCTAGAAGAAATCCAGTGCTGTGTCCAAGGAAGTGGATTATTCTTTGCAGCAACATCGTAAATAGGCTTCAGACCAATTGCTTTCATTCTACGATTGGCAACCCACTCAACATACTTCTTGAGAAGTGCGTCGTTAAGACCAATCATGGACCCATCCTTGAAGAGATAGTCTGCCCATCTCTTCTCTTCGTCAACAGTTTTGTCGAACATCATAATCAACCACTCTTCCTCTTCCTTCATGATCTCTGCCATGTCAGGATCATCACCAGCCTTCCACTTATTCATAATGTTTTGGGTGATACCAAGGTGTTGATTCTCATCTCTCGCGATGAGGGAAATAATCTTTGCAGATCCTTCCATAAGTTTGAGTTCACCAAATGCAAAACTGCAAGCAAAACTAACATAGAACCTAATACCCTCAAGAATATTAACGTTCGCGACAGCTCTGAAGAGTTTTCTCTTGACTTCTCTAAGTGCATACTTCCTCGCATCTGAACCACGGAAATCCTCGGACCACATATTACCACCACCCCACTCTTGTGCGATGTTGATAAAGTCATCATAGGCTTGAGTTACACTCTTGGCTCTCTCAAGAATCCTTTCGTCAGTAATAATGTGATCAAAAATATCTGATGGATCAGCGTAGATATTCTTGATGATATATGTGTAGGAACGACTATGAATCATCTCCATAAATCCCCACACTTCCATACATGCCTCCAACTCAGGGAGAGAACAGTATGGAATGAACGCCATACCAGGACCACGACCCTGAATAGAGTCGAGCATAATCTGATACTTCAGGTTGGAAGTGTAGATGTGTTTTTGTTCTGGTCTGAGTGTTTGATAGTCAGCTCTATCCTTCTGAAGAGATACTTCTTCTGGTCTCCAGAAGTATCCTAATTGTGTTGTCGTCATCTTCTCAAAGATAGGATACTTATAAGAGTCGTATCTTTGAACCCCTAGGGGTTTTCCAAAAAACATGGGTTGTTTTTTGTTGTCATGAACTTCGGTGTTGAACACCGTCATACCTTTCACTTCTGGCATCTTCTTGTCTTCTACAGATGAAACCTTAAACTGCACAGGATTCACACTCTCCCTCCTCTACTGATTCTAGTTCGCTTAACAACGTATTGAGTTCGGACTTCTCTTCTATCACCTCATCTGTTTTGGCATCGTAGGTGTTCTGATAATAAGAAGTCTTCCAACCATACTTATATGTAGTCAAAAGGTCATTTGCCATTTGAGACACGGGGACCTCATTGTTATCATAGTTCTCTGGATTGTAACTCCAGTTACCAGAGATACCTTGATCAAAGAACTTTTGCATAACAGCAACCACATTAATATACCCCTCATTACTCTTCATTTCCCAGAGGAGTGTGTAATTGTTTTTAAGAGTAGTGTAAGATGGTACAATCTGCTTAAGGGGTCCTTTCTTACTCTTCTTAATGGACAAATAGTCTCTAGGTGGTTCAATCCCATTCGTTGCGTTTGACACAACGGAACTGCTCTCTGATGGCATCTGAGAAGACAATGTTGAGTGCCGTAGTCCGTGAGCCAGAATCGACTCTCTAAGCGCTTCCCAATCATGTTGAAGAGGTTGTGTAGTAATCTCATCAACGTCTGTCTTGTACGTGTCGATAGGAAGGATCCCATCACTGTACTTAGTGCGACCAAAGTACTCGCAGTGTCCCTTCTCCTTGGCAATTTCATTGGAGGATTTTAGAAGGTAATACTGGAAGGACTCTGACAGTCCATGAACCGCATCCCATGCTTCTTGTGAGTCATAGCTGAATCCTAATTTGGCAAGGTAGTGGGCAAGTCCGATATAACCAATACCAAGGGAACGACGTGATTTAGTTGCAACTTCTGCAACGTTCACAGGATACTCCTGATAGTCAATCAACTCCTCCAGACCCCTCACAGACAGGTCACACAGGTCTTCTAGTTCCTCATCGGACTTGATCTTACCTATGTTGACAGCTGACAGAATACACAGGGCAATCTCACCTGGCATCTCCTCATCAATATGATTCAGTGGTTCTGTAGGAAGAGTAATCTCCTGACAAAGATTAGACATATTTACCTTGTCTTTGAATGAGGAGTGACTATTACAGTGGTCGATGTTCATGATGTAGATACGACCAGTCTCTGCTCTCTCTTTCAGTAGATCAAGAATGAGTTCTTGAGCTCCGACAGTTTTTCTTGGTACGTCCTGAGCTCTCTCATAGTGTACATAAAGCTCATCGAAGCGATCAGTACCAAAAGCATCATAGAGCCCAGGCACATCATGAGGACTGAAGAGGGAAATTTCTCCGTTAGTAATGAATCTTTCGTAGAAGAGTTTGGAGAGTTGGATTGAGTAGTCAAGTTTTCTAACACGGTTATCCTCTGTGCCTTTGTTGTTCTTGAGAACAAGAATGTCTTCTATTTCTTGGTGCCAGATTGGGAAGTGGACTGTGGCTGATCCACCTCTAATCCCATTTTGCGTGCAGCATCGTACAGTTGATTCAAACTTCTTAAGGAATGGAACAACACCAGTGTGTTGAACTTCTCCGCCTCTGATTTTAGAGTTGATTCCACGGACTCTACCCGCGTTAATACCGATACCAGCCCTCTGTGCGACATACCGACCAATAGCCATATCGCTGCTAAAGATACTATCGAGGGTGTCATCAACATCAACGAGAACACAAGATGCAAACTGACGCAGGGGTGTTCTGACACCGGCCATGATTGGCGTGGGGATGTTGATTCTGTGTCGGGAGATTGCGTCATAGTACCTCTTGACGTATGACATCCTAGTTTCCTTAGGATATTCTTGGAAGATAGTCAAAGCGATCATGATGTACATGAACTGAGGAGTCTCGTAGACAGTCCCGGTGCTCCTATCTTGGACTAGGTATTTATCCACAACCTGTCTCAGACCAGCATACGTGAACATGTAATCACGACCATGATCGATATAACTTTCTGCCTTCTCAATCTCCTCTAGAGAATACTTAGAGAAGATTGTTTTGTCGTACACATTTTCATATGCCAGTTTCTGAATGTGATCAACCAGAGTAGGAAGAGTATGCATCTTTCCATACAGCTGTTTACGAACAGCAAATAGAAGAAGACGTGCAGCAACGAACTGATAGTTTGGATGTTCAAGATCAATCAGGTCACTAGCAGACTTAATAAGGATCTCTTGAATCTCCTCTGTAGTAATACCGTCGTAGAACTGAATACCTGATGTCATCTCTACCTGACTTGAGGAGACACCAGCGAGACCCTTACAAGCCTCATCTACCATCTTATGCATCTTGTCCAGATCAAGTTTTTCTACTGATCCGTTTCTCTTCTTAACCTTCAATCCGTTTGTCATACTTTTTTCCAGGTGGTAAATTTTAAGTTTGCTTGTAATCCTTGGTAGACA